TTCAGCAAGAGCATCTACTTTTTTGAACTTCTTCGGATCAATATCAAGCTCTTCAGCTTTGATCAGTTCAAGGAGTTCAGTTTTATCCATTTCCCGAACTGCATCAGGGGTGATATCTTCAGCGAACAATGCCTCAATAACTGCGTCAGTCAACTCGGAAGTTTTCTTGAAATCTTTCGGATCAATCTCAAGCTCTTGTTCCTTGATCAGTTCAATCAACTCTTTGCGATCCATTTCCCGAACTGCATCTTCCGTTAATTCCTCCTCAGATTCTTCCTCAGTCTCTTTCTCAGATTCTTCAGGTGGAAACAATGCTTCAAGTACTGCTTCAACCAGATCAGGGAGTTTCTTGAAATCCTTGGGGTCAACTTCAAGCTCTTGCTCTTTGATCAAAGCGATAAGATCCTTACGGTTCATCTCACGGACACCATCCTCATCCAGATCAAGCAATTCTTCTTCAGGATCTTCGATCTCTTCAGGTGTTTCTTCAATGAACTCTTCTTCAGAAGTATCAATATCCCTATCGGTCAGAATGGAATGTTTGTCTGCGAACTCAACGCATTTCATTTCCAGAGTCTCAATCATTCCGTCAATAACATTGCTTGCATCTTCATCACCCTGAAGTTCAATGGAATGCATCAACTCGATGCCCCAAGATGCATACTCACCAGTTTTCTTGATCTTTACGGATACAGTCTCTTTTGCCTTAGATTGAATCAAGGTATTCTCCAAATCAGTAGTTTCGAGTTTTGCTGCGATTTTTGCTTCAGGTTTAACAGCGGCTTTTTTACGAATCATAGTCTTTCTCCAAGAAAGATGTTTAACGATTAATACCTTCTCTTACGATGAGAAGGCGACATTTTTTTCATTACTGCATCATAGGCATTCTTACACTCTTGAAACAGAGACTTCTCATGATTCCCTGTTTCAATGTAAGATACCAAATCAGCAATTTTTACAACACCATTCGGATACCATCCCTTTGTGTTTATTGCTTGGATAGTTCCTGTCCAGTGTTTTTCATTCAAGAGAAAATAAATACAAGATGCGACATTATCAATGCCAAAATCAAACAAGATAGGGAAGTGTGCTACTCCGTGTCTACCTGTAAGTTTATTTTTTGTAATCTTGGCTTGCACATCAGTCTTGTATGTTCTATCCCCTTTCTTTTCCTTTTTCATCATAGCCAACCATATTTCATGGAAGGAGTAGAATTTTAATGCCTTGCCGCCAGATCTGACTTTCGGATTGAACTGCGCTCCGAATCCAATGTTATCTCTGGTTTGTGAAATGATAAGGATGAAAGATTCAGTCTTATCAAGACCAGCAACTTTCATAGTAAAAAAATGAGAGAATGCTTTGGCTTTACCATCCCCGTAGGAACCTTTTGTTTCATTCCCTTTCTCTCTTTTCTTCCTATTCTCAGCATCAAGCTCAATAGCAGCTTCGGAAGTTAGTGCATCAGCAGAATCAAGGACATAGATAAATGGTTTATCAGATTCTAATGCTCTTGCTACATTGTCACCAAAATCCTCAATAGTTCTGCTTACAATACCAGTCTCTATACGATCTTCACAATCCTCACCGAATAGAAAGGCAATGTCGAACTCATTTGCATGTTCCACATCATCATAGATCAATCGGTAATTGCTGAAGTTTTTGTTTATGGTACACTCAGCAAGTATGCTCAATGCGAATAAAGTCTTTCCTGCATGACTATCCCCTATTAAATTGACGATAGTACCTTTTGAGAATGCTCCTTCAATACAACCGGAACATTCAAGATTAAAAGGAACACAAGGGGAAGGGATTAGATTATTAACATCCACTTCTCTTCTTTTCCTTTCTGTAGTTTCAGAAACAGATTCTTCAACCTGTGAAGCAGTTGAGGTAGATTTTTTTCTGATTATCTTAGCCATCACTGCACCTTATTTCTTGCGTCTTACTACACGACGCGGAGCAGCTTTCTTTTCTTCCTTCTTTTCATTGCCAACATCGAGAGGAACATCAGCACCTGTATCAGAGTCTTCTTTCATCCAATCAGGAATCTCTTCCTCTTTCTGCATAGAAGAACCACCAGAGAAGGATGCACCGGCATTTTCTGCTTCTTCCTTTGTGCCGATCTTGCCTTTCTGACCTTTGAATGCTTCCTCAATTTCTTCATATGCAGGATGCATCTTGATCATCTGATCAAGATGGAAGGTCATATCAAGAAGTTTGTCAGGAATCTTTGATTCACGATCCAAGAAACGATGTCCGAGATATTGAGTATTGGTAGCACCAGATCCTTTACGAGAGAATCCTACTGTCTTACCGTCATCAAAATCTGAGAAGCGAATTGCTCCGCCGCCTTTAGGAAGTGCTGCAATAGCTGCAAGTTTCTCTTCCATAGAGTAGTGAGACATCTCCCAGAGCATGACACCTTTCTTTTCGGTTTCTCTGGAATCGTGTAGCCAAATTTCGTAGAAGACACGACGTTTAGCACGTAGATTGGACCAATCCTCTTTCGTAAGATCATTGTCTTTCATGAACTCACAGATAGGACAAGGGAGTCCGAAGTTCTCATAGGGACAGACGAACTGAAGTTTCATGGAACCTACATTCTGATGTACCCAAACATCCAAAACATACGCCAATTCACCTTCTTCGATTACGGGTTGACCGGTATTTGGATCAAGGGGAAAGTCAGGACCTGCTTCAAAAGGAAGAATATCAAGATAATGATCTCCCTCTTTACACATCCAAACTTCTACTCCTGCTGGAAGAGCATCTTTTTTGATAATGGATGGGAATCTTCCACGTGAATCTTTGTTCTGAGTCTGAGTAACATGCTGTTTACCAAGACTAGCCTTCTTGTTTTTAAAACGATCTCTAAATGACATAATGTTTTCCTTTTTGCTGTTTTGGATTCGAGATGATTATGGGTTAAACCCTAGATTCTCTAATTCCTTTAGCTTCGATTTCTTCTGACAATCTTTTTCGTTTTATCTAACCCAAGATGCTCCCCTTTAGTTATGTGTTTAGAAACTTTAGGCTCAGAATGAAATCCAGTTACCAACAATGTGACAAGATTTTCTAAAGCCTTCCTTCTGTGATCGAAAGCACTTTTTGCACTTTGCAGTAGATTCACATTATGACTTTTTTCATTGAAAACATCAAGAGCTTTCTTATGTTTTTCGTGCTGAATAACCCAATTCTTAGCTACTGTTTCTGTGGGAGCTTTAGGCCAATACTTCTCCCAATCTCTCCTGATTTCAGAATCAAGTTGAGCATCAACAACATCCAGATTATTCTTTGCTATCTCCCGTTCCTTTATTGCCTCAGAATGTTCCTGGCTATAGTACATGAACAAGGATGGTTGCTTCAGCCATTCATCCTCTAAATTGTTCATGTCAATATCCAGATCACTCTTGTAATTGCGATTGGATTTTTTGAAGAATTCGTCATTCATTTAATCACCACAAGATCCAGAATCACAGGAAGAGCTATCAGATCCGCTGTCTGAATTATCACTCCAACCATCAGAAGAACCACCTCCTCCAAAAGAACCTCCACCTCCAGAGAATGAATCATTGCTCTGTGAGCAAGAATCTGAATGAATGAATGATGCCAATGTAGCTGAAGAGAATATAGTACACTCTTCTTCTCTGCTGAGATTGCTATCTCTGATCACTGTTGCTCTGTGAGCAGAACTTATATGTGACTGCATGAGAGTTTTGCTTGATGATTTGTATCCGCAAATTTTACATTTTAACATTTTATTCCTCCGAACAGGACAAATAACAACTAAGTACCAGGCCAGCCCTACCACTACTGAAATAGTTGTCAGTAAAATTAGACATAATCCTAGCAACATTGTGAGCCTCTTCCAATGTCTTACAATTCAAGAGGACTTTTTCAAGATATCCGAGAATTGGCCTCCTTGCATTCTCTCCGTCAGTTTTGAGATTTTTGATCAACTCAGTACAACGCAACCATCGTGTTTTATTATTCATGTTCCGATCAATCAGTAATCGGCAGAGTTCAATTACCTCCTTGTTTGAGGAAGATACTCCAACTTTGTTGAGAGTTTCCAACTGAGCTTTAGAATCATTCATGTCAATGACCATATCAAGCAATTTCATTGCTTGATATGGTCATTGACATGAATGATTCTAAAGCTCAGTTGG